AGGGATACGCGGTCGAACAACAAGGTCGTAGACGCCGAGATGAATATCAAGATGGGGTTATTCGTTCTCCAATCAAATCCGAATCACCATCAAACTATTAAGGAGATAAAAATATGGCAAACCTAGTACCGTTTTCTTTTAAAGGTGAACTTCTTTCTGGAACGCATAATTTTGCAAGCGGAGGAGATACTTTTAAAATAGCGTTATACAATGGAACAATCTCAGCTACTTATACAACATCTAGTACAGTCGTTTCTACCAACGATGAAGTCTCTTCAGCAGGCAGTTCTAACTATGCTAGAAAAACTTTGGCTAGTCAGGCTGTTGTAGCAACAACCGCTACTTCGTCTGTGGATTTTGCAGATGTAACTTGGGGTGCAGCAACAACTGGAGCTGCAACTTTCACTGCAACTTATGCAGCGATATACAATGACGATAAATCTGATAAGTTGTGTGTAGTATTAGATTTTGGTGGATCTAAGACAGCAACGAATGGTGACTTTACTATTTCGTTTCCTGATCCTTCTACCGCTAGTAATGCAATTATTAGTTTAACATCGTAGGATATAAATGGCGTTTAAATTAAATGATAGGGTAAAAGAATCTAGTGCAACTACTGGAACAGGTACGTTTACACTAGGTGGAGCAGTTTCAGGTTTTGAATCTTTTTCTGCAGGTATTGGTGGAAACAATACTACTTATTACTGTATCTTTGAGACAGGAACAAATAACTTTGAAGTTGGCCTTGGAACTTTAAATTCAGGTGCAAGCACACTTGCTAGAACTTATGTTATCTCTAGTTCTAATAGTGATGCAAAAGTAAACTTTGCAGGTGCAACAGAAGTATTCTGTACAGTGCCTGGTGCAAAGATAGGTTTACCTACACCAGAAGAATACGGTTCATCTTCAGCGCCAAAAGTTATTACAGTTACAGTTGATTCTAAATCAGGTAATCATCCTTATCAAAGTGCAGGGGGAGCATCAGCTAATGCTTATTTTTTTGATGGATTAGAATCTCCAGCAATAACATTATCTGGAGCAGACTCATCCTATCCATATTATTATAGATTTGATCAATCTGATTCATCAAACAGTTCACACCCTTTAAGATTTTATTTAGAGGCAGATAAATCTACAGCATACACAACCAATGTAACCACAAACGGAACTGCCGGTAGTTCTGGTGCGTATACACAAATAGCTGTAGATGCAAACACACCAAATATTTTATACTATCAATGTTCATCTCATGCTTACATGGGTAATTTTGTTAATGTTGTATCTAATAGAGTAAATGGTGATTTAACTGTTGGATCTAAATTAAAGATGCCAACAAACACAGCTAATAAAATTTTAGTAGCTGATGGCACATCATTTGAAGAAGTTGATATATCTGGAGATGCAACAATAGCATCTGGCGGAGCATTAACACTAGCTGACTCTGGAGTATCAGCAGCTAGTTATACAAATTCATCAATCACAGTGGATGCAAAAGGAAGAGTAACAGCAGCATCTAGTGGAACAGCAGGAATATCTGCAGGATTTGCGGTTGCAATGGCAATCGCCTTATAGTATAGGAGTAATATGGCACAAGATTTTGAAAGATACGGAGATCAAGATGTAGGAACATCGGCAGCTACTATTCACACTAGTAACTCTGATGATGCGATTATCTCTATCCGTTTAGCGAACACAACTACATCAACAATAAGTGCAAGTGTGTTTATTACATCATCAGTAACAGGTGGTTCTCAAGACCACTACTTAATTAAAAATGCACCAATTGTCAGTGGTGGATCGTTAGAGCTGATAGACGGTGGAAGTAAGATAGTAATTGAATCGGGAGACGTGGTAAAAGCACAGTCCGACACGGCAAGTTCGTTAAGTGTTTGGATGTCTGTTGTCGATGCAATTAGTACGTAAGGAGATTCATGGCCTATTTAGGAAACGCACCAGCAAGAAGCTTTATAAGTTTTGAGAGACAAGTATTTACAATCGTAAACTCTCAAACTGCGTACACTTTAGATCATTCCGTAAATAACGAAAATGATCTTCGTCTTGTAATTAACAACATTGTCCAAGAACCTGGTTCAGGTAAAGCATACACTGCATCGGGCACAACTCTTACACTATCCGCAGCGTTAACAAATGGCACAGACGAAATGTATTGTGTGTTCTTAGGTAGAGCAACTGCAACAAATGCACCTGGTGCAGGATCAGTAAATACTGCAGCGATAGCAGCAGATGCAGTAACAGAAGCAAAGATAGCAGATGACGCTGTTGAAAGTGAACACCTTAATGATAATGTTATCTCTGGTCAAACAGAACTTGCTGTTGCTCCTGCTTCAACAGATGAACTATTAATATCTGATGGCGGGACTTTAAAAAGAATAGATGTATCTTTAATTGGCGGAGATAATACCCCAGCTTTTAGAGCTTATATGAATGCTAATCAAAATTTAAGTAATAATACTACCACTAAAATAGATCAATTTGGAACAGAAGATTTTGATACTGATAATAATTTTGCTTCAAATAGATTTACACCAACAACTGCTGGTAAATATTTTGTATATGCTCAACTTGGTATTACTAATACTGTTGCTGCTGATTTTATGTATTATGGAGCTACTATGATTTATAAAAATGGTTCTGAATTAGTAAGAAATTACATTGACCCAAAAGATGCTAATCCTCTAAACACAGTTTCTCCTGCTGTTGCAACAGTTGTAGATATGAATGGATCAAGCGATTATTTAGAAGTTTATGCACATTCTACTACTGGAAGTGATCAACCAAAAATAGGTAATGGAACTAATCAAAGTTATTTTGGGGCATACAAAATTATAACTTAGGATAAATTATGGCAATAGATAAAGTAGTATCAGCATCGATAACAGACAGCTCGGTAACGAGTGCTAAAGTAGCTAGTGGAGTTTTACAACCAAACTTTAGAAACATCATTATCAATGGAGATATGAGCATTGCTCAAAGATCTACTTCTGTTTCTTCTATAAGTAGTGGAACTGCTTATGACACAGTAGATAGATTTTCAAGAAATATTGGAAGTGGTGGAACTTGGACAATTTCACAATCAACAACTGTTCCAACTGGTCAAGGTTTTGCACAGTCTTTAAAAATGGATTGTACTACTGCTAATGGAAGTTTGTCATCTGGTAGTGAATTTGTTTTAAGACAAAATGTTGAAGGTCAAAATTTACAGTATTTAAAAAAAGGCACATCATCTGCTGAAAGCACAACTCTTTCATTTTGGGTAAGATCAAATAAAACAGGAACTTATATTTGTGAATTAGTTGATAACGATAATTCAAGACAAATATCTCAATCTTATACTATTTCATCTGCTGACACTTGGGAGAAAAAAGAGATAACTTTTGCTGGAGATACATCTGGTGCTTTTGGAAATGATAATGGAAATAGTTTAACTGTTGGTTGGTGGTTAGTTGCTGGAAGTGATTTTACATCTGGCACATTATCAACTACTTGGACATCAAGTACAAATGCAAACAGAGTAGTAGGTCAAGTCAATCTTGCAGATAGCACATCAAACGAATGGTATATTACAGGAGTACAATTAGAAGTTGGAACAGCAGCATCTGATTTTGAGTTCTTGCCACATGATGTAAACATCAATAGATGTCAGAGATATTTTGAAAGAACAACAGCTGAGGGAGGAAGTGATAATTATGTAAATTTTGCATCTGGAGTTGTTCAAAATTCTTCTTATTGTACCTATGTTATTTTATGGAAAACAAAAAAAAGAGCAAACCCAACTATGAGTTCAACAGGACATGCTACATTTTTAAATGAAAATGGAGCTAGTTATCCAGCTGGTAGTGCAATATCTTTTAGTCAAATAAATAAAACATCGTCACAATGTGATTTAAGTAGTTCTTCTGGAATTACTTTAGGTAATGGATGTTTAATGAAAGCTAATGGAACAACAAGTGCATATATAGATGCATCTGCGGAGTTATAATGATTAGCACAGTAGAAAAAATATATAATGAATATGGCACTTCATCAGGTACTTTTAAAGTTACCAAACAAGATGGAACTATTTTATGGGTTCCAAAGGATGAAGCAAACACAGATTACCAAGAAATTCAAGAGTGGATTTCAGAAGGAAACACTGTTATAGATAACGGAGAATAAGGAGGAAAACTATGGCATCACTATCAAGCAAGGTCAAACAATATTGCGCTAATAA